TTCTCCACAATGGTAATTCCATTGATTACCCTCACCTACATTTTCACGACCGCGTTTTGAAACTTTTGAGTTTGAGGGGGATTCATGGCAGGCAGAAAGCCTAAACCTACGGCATTGAAACTAGTTACGGGTAATCCCGGTAAGAGGGCTATCAACAGGAATGAGCCGAAGCTGCCGCCGGGCATGCCAGAATGCCCATCTTGGCTTGACGATGTTGGCCGGGCAGAGTTCAAGCGCACGTCAGAACTGCTTCACTCTGCTGGTGTTTTGACACTCGGTGACCGTGACACCCTGGCCAACTACTGCCACATCACCTCGCAGATACAGAAGTTGGCAACCGAGATCAGGGAGCAGGATTACGTTGTCTACTCCGAAAAGATGGACAGCCGGGGCAACGAGTACCTGGAGGCGAAAGCCAATCCAAGAGCGATGAGGCTTGAGAAGCTGTTGTCGGAGCATCGACAGTATTCATCACTGCTGGGGCTCAACCCGGCTACCCGCTCAAAGATCGTGGCAGAAGGGAAGGAAGATGAAAAGCCAGACAAGGCTGCCAAGCACTTCCGGTAGGCCCAGCGCCCATAGCCGAGGGTATACGTCACGGTGGAGCAAGGCGGCCAAGTCGTTCCTTGTCAACCATCCTCTTTGTGCTGAATGTGAACGTCATGGCAGACTTACGCCGTCAACCATCGTTGACCATATTCAGCCGCACAAAGGGGACACCTCGTTGTTTTGGGACCATGACAACTGGCAGGCCATGTGCAAGCCATGCCATGACCGTAAGACCGCTCAAGAGGATGGAGGGTTCGGCAACACCCCTAACAGCAAGCCGTCAGCTCAATGTGGGCTTGACGGCATACCCACCGATTCAAGACACCATTGGAGGTAGTCATGGCAAATGCAGAGATAGAAGTAAAAGTGAGCGTGGAAACCATAGCTTCTAAAGCCGTTGCAGAGTTTGCACAAGAGCTGTTTGATAAGTGCGGTGTAAAGCTGGACACCATCAGAATTGACTGGGTTGATGCCGGAACGCTTGAACGCAACCGGATTGTTCGGGTGTGTTCGGTTGAATTGGAATCGAGCTACCGTGTCTAAGCCAAGGAAGAAGCCAAAGATCGACAGTGCCACAAAATACGCCATTGACGTGGCGGCCGGTCGAATCGTGGCCGGTCCCCATGTCCGGGACACCTGCCGGCGCCACCTTGACGACCTTGAATCATGTCCGGCCCGTGGCGTCAGGTGGGACGCAGCAGAGGCTGAAAGCTCTATTGACTTCTTCCGTGACGTGCTGTGTCTGAACGGCGGGTCATTTGAGGGGGAGCCGTTCAATCCTGAGCCGTGGCAGTGCTTCATCATCGGTTCACTGTTTGGCTGGAAGGATGTTGAAACCGGCTGCCGCAGGTTCGAGATGGCCTACATCGAAACCGGGAAAGGATCCGGCAAGTCCCCGCTGGTAGCAGGCATCGGTCTCAAGGGTCTGGTGGCAGATGGAGAGCCCAGGGCCGAGATTTACGCAGCGGCTACCAAGAAAGATCAGGCCATGATCTTGTTCCGTGACGCCGTGGCCATGGTCGAACAATCCCCGCAGCTGTCAAAGCGTCTCAGGAAGTCCGGCACCGGCCAGAACGTCTGGAACCTGGCATATCTCGCCAATGGCAGCTTTTTCAGGCCGATCAGCTCAGACGACGGTCAATCAGGCCCCAGGCCCCACATGGCCCTACTGGATGAGGTCCACGAACACCGGAGCAATACCATCGTTGAGATGATGAGGGCTGGCACCAAGTCACGGCGCCAGGCGCTCATAGCCATGATCACCAACAGCGGACACAACCGGCAATCGGTATGCTGGGATTACCATGACTACGCCTGCAAGGTGGCCGCCGGCCAGATCGACGATGATTCGTTCTTTTCCTACGTCTGCGCCCTTGACCTGAATGATGATCCGTTCAACGACGAGTCGTGCTGGATAAAGGCCAACCCGTCTCTTGACGCCGTAACTCCGATACCAGGCTACAACTACCTGAGGAAACAGGTCAGGCAGGCCAAAGGGATGCCGGCAAAAGAAAGCATTGTCCGTCGTCTCAACTTCTGCCAGTGGGTAGAAGCTGAATCGCCATGGATAAGCCGTGATGTGTGGGTAGGGTGCGAGTCAGGCCCGTATGACGATGAACTGCTGCTAGGCCGCCGATGCTGGGGTGGTCTCGACCTTTCCAGTACTCAAGACCTTACTGCGCTGGTCCTGTTGTTCGAGCCTACCGAAGATGATCCGGTATGGCGACTGGTCCCCAGGTTCTGGCTGCCTGGTGACGGGCTGGATGATAAAGCCGACAAGGACCGTGTTCCGTATCTGGCATGGAGGGACGCAGGCTATCTGCATACGCTCAAGGGCCGGGCTGTTGACCGGATTTCAATACTTGCCGAGCTGTCAGGCATGATGGAACGGTACGACCTGCAGTCGGTGGCCTATGACCGGTGGAGGATTGAGGACCTTGTCATGATGGCCAACCGGGAGGGGATAGAGCTGCCTCAGATGGTCCCGTTCGGGCAGGGCTTCAAAGACATGGCCCCGGCGCTCGACAGATTCGAGTCCATGCTATTGAACCGTGAAGTCATGCACGATGGAAACCCGGTCATGACCTGGTGCGCTGCCAACGCGGTCACTGCAGAGGACCCGGCTAAGAACCGGAAGATAGCCAAAGACCGAGCTACCGGTAGAGTGGACGGCATTGTGGCCGCCGTTATGGCTTGCGGAATATTGTCAAACGAAGGTGGCGGCCCCAGCGTATATGACCAACGGGCCGCCGAGGGGACAAGCATGTTCTCTTCGGTGTGATTTCCACAAGCCCTGTGGATAACCTGTGGGAAAACCTGTTGACAAACTTAAAAATAGTGGTACGCTTCAATCATTCTACGAACCGTCGTGACGACAGGATCGCAATGACCCAGAAGGCCGCTGCAATATCGCAAGAGGTCCTTGCCTGTATAGGCGTGGGCCTCTTTGCCTTTGGAATCTGGCAAGTGTACCAGCCGGCCTGCTGGATGTTTGTCGGTGCTGTTGCATCGGCCCCCTTTCTGTTCTCCCTGCGGAGGCCATAGCTATGTTCCTCCGGTCTCTCTTCGCCCCCCAAAACAATACCGCCACCGGCAGCCTTGACGACATCATCCGCATGACACTTGCCGGGCACCAAACATCATCTGGCGTCAGTGTGTCACCAGAAACGGCCATGCGTACCGCTGCCGTCTATGCTTGCATCAAGATACTGTCAGAGGACGTTGGCAAACTACCCCTGCCACTGTATCGCCGTACCACCAAAAACGGGCGTGACGGGCGGGAACGGGCCACCGACCACCCCCTGTATGGCCTGCTTAACCGCAAGCCCAACAGCCTGCAGACCCCCATCGTGTACCGAGAATGCGTTACCGCAGCCGCCGCCTTGCGCGGCAATGGTGTCAGCATC